ATAGTTACTAAATACTATGTTGATTTGTTTAATAAGTTACACTCAACAAATAGCATACCTGCTGAAGTGAAAGTGGATGAAAATAAAAGAATTAAAATATGGCTTCAATCTGTAGGAATTGCAGGGGAAAAAGCAGATGAAGATTATAAATTCTTTGAAAGTAGACCTCTCCAAGAGGGTGAAGATTATGTAGAAGATGCTTTGCCTGGTATAGAAGAAAGTTTAAGGGATGCTGATACAATAGATTCTAAACAAATGGAAAAATTAGCTACCGAAAAATATCAGCCAATATTCTTATCTAATAATGCTATTACTCTTTCAAATAAAATACAATTAGTTATTAGATTTTATGGTAGTGCTAGTGAAATACATAAAAATTTTGATTATATTCATTGCACAAATTATTGGAGTGCAGCAACTAATAATTTAGTATTTAAAAAGGATGCATTACAAAGCCTAATTCACAAACAATTATTTTATGTTGGATCTAAATATCCTGTAGCTTCGGTAATAAGAATGAGAAAGTTTATTCAAAGAGGTTGGCACATTAATGCAGGGGATATCTTAAAAATATTACTCCAAGTTAGTGAATTAGATTTATATGATGTTAGTGTATTAGAAGAACAATTAACAGGGGTAGATACATCTTATTTTAGGCATATGATAGAATTTCTTAAATCAGAGCAAAGTAAAAATGAAAACTTAAAAATTGATATGCCATATTTAGTGAGTATAATTGATAAGATATTCTGATGAATAAACCAGAGAAGAAAGATACATTATTGTGTCAAATTAAAATGGATGGGGCAAAATGTGTCGGTGATTTAATAGATGCTAAAGAAGAAAAGATAAAAGCTATACATTATAACCAAGGCATAGAAGACTACGAGAAGTTTCTGCCGAGTGAGGAGGAAATATTAATGATGATAAAAAATTCTAAACTTATATTTCTAACAGACTCAAGAGGGCAAGTTCCAAACCAAAATAAAATATTAGCCAAAGCCATAGCCAAGAGGATAGGGAAATAAAATGTGTGATAAATGTATTATTTATATTCTAGGTTCTATATTTTTAGTAATGATAGTATGGTTTGGTGTAGCTACTATTATAGAAGTGTTTAGACAAAGAAAAATGAGAAAATGGTTACGAGATAAGAAAGGGGAATAAGATGAATGAAAAATTGTTGGAGCAGATTTTGCCTATCGTTGAGAAGACGAAGGAAGGGATATTGAAAGGTGTTGAGATAGCACAGGAACAGTTTCCTGAGCTCATTAAGCAGGTGCTTGCCTGGCACTTTACCATTTCCTTAATTGCATGGCTTACAGGTATTTTAATGTTAATTATCTGTGGTTTCTGCCTTAGAAATGTTATAAATGTTGTGACGACAGAATGTGATAAAGATAAGGACTCAGCAGGTGGATCCCATAGTTGGGACGTTCACCCCACTGTCAAATTAGGATTCAGTATAGCAGGAACAATCATATGTCTTGCTATTGGTATAGTCAATCTTTGTACCTTTTGGAACTGGCTCCAAATCCTTATCGCACCCAAGCTATTCTTGATTGAATATATTAGTAATCTAATAAAATAATATGAATTTCTTTGAGGCATATAAATCAATATATCAAAAACAAAAACTTTATCCAGAAGCAGATTGGCAACTGTGTATTGTGCTCAACAAATGGCTTGGGTTTGAGAAAAGCAATGTGGGTATCATAAAATCTCTTCTCCCATATATGTTCTATGTTGAACCCAAGCACTATTTCTATTTGTTGTTCTTTAATATTCCTAAAAGATGGGATATACCATATCATAAAAAAATAGCAAAAATTAAAACTAAACAAAATAGATTATTAGATAAAATTCAATATGTTTTAGGTTGGTCTAATAGAGAAGTTAAATTTAATAAAGCAATACTAGATAAAGTTATATTAAACAATAGTAAATATTGGAAAAAAGAATTGGGAGTAGGTCAAGTTAAGAGGTAAGGAAAGAAAACGCTGGTATGACCATTAAAAGCGTGAAAAAGGAGAATGGGAGTATGGGTTTTGGTTATCCTATACAGATACCTCACCTGCCTCTTAGCTTGTTTTAAAAGATAAAGGAGATATCATGATTAAATATAAAATTGTTAAGGATGGAGAAAATTATCATATTTATTTCAAAACTTTTTTATGTTGGACTTGTATTGGTAATTATACATCGTTTTCTGGTGGAATGTCTACATTCCTTATAGCTAATTTTTCAAGTGAACAAGAAGCTGAAAAACAAGCCAGAAAATTATTTGGTTCTTTAGCTAAAAGAGTTAGAAGAAGAAGAATAATATAATGGGTTATTTACACATAGACAATTTATATAAAAATCAAGACATATTACAATACAAAGAATGTTATGCTTTAGAAAAAATACATGGCACTTCAGCTCACATATCTTTATGGAGACAACAACAAATGGTATTTGGACCATCAATGACAGAAGAAGAATTCAAAGAGAAATATCCAGATGAAATAAAAATAGAGTTCTTTTCTGGTGGTGAAAAGCACGAAAGGTTTGTAGCTTTATTTAATGCAGAATGGTTAAAGGAAAAATTCAAAGAATTAAATATCCCTAAAATTACTATCTATGGAGAAGCTCATGGTGGGAAACAACAAGGGATGTCAGCTACTTATGGACCAGATCTCAAGTTTGTTGTATTTGATGTTAAAATAGGAAGTAAATGGTTAGCTGTTCCACAAGCTGAAGATATTGCTAAACAATTGAATTTAGAATTTGTGTGGTATAATAAAATACTTTGTTCAATAAGTGCTATTGAAAGTGTTAGAGATACTCATTCTATTCAAGCTATTAGAAATGGGATGGGTGAAGGCAAAATGAGAGAAGGTATTGTATTAAGACCTTTGATTGAAGTTATTAAGAACAATGACCATCGTATTATAGCTAAACATAAAAATGATGCTTTTAAAGAAACTAAAACTAAAAGGACTGTAGATCTTGAAGCTAAAATGATAACATGTGCAGAAGCTAATAAAGTCGCCGAAGAATGGGTTACTCCTATGAGATTAAGTCATGTTTTAGATAAGATAGAAAATCCTTCTATAGAAAAAATGAGAAATATTATTTTTGCTATGACTGAAGATATTAAACGTGAAGGAGAAAAAGAAATCGTTTGGAGTAAACCTATTGAAAAAAGCATAGGTAGAGCTACTGCTATTATGGCTAAAAAATATTTTATAAATAAATTGAAGGGGTGAACAATGGGACTAGATGATTTTTTAAGTCCAGAGGAAAAATTAGGTGACCATTATGACCAATTTCTTAAGTTAAAAGCAAAACTAGAAAAAGAAGGTTTACCAGAAAATATAGCAACATATAAAGCTAGTTGTATTTTAACTCCAGCAAAATTAGAAAAGGTTCATCTATTACCTAATGAACACAAAACAATAGGATATAGAGCTAGTCTAAACTTCTTCTTTGATAATGAAAAAGATTTAGAATTAGTAGCAAAATATTTTAATGTAAGCTTTTCGCAAAAAGCAGTAAAATCTGCTAAATTGCTTATTGATTTATTAAAACTTATGGAAGATTTATAAAATGATTACACATGAGAAACAAGTCTGTGCAAGAGAATATTCTGAAAAATTAAAAAAGTTAGGAGTTAAGCAGGAGAGTTTGTGGTGCTGGTATGATATAAGGTTTTCTACTGAAACTACTGCCCACAAATTAAATGAAACACGCTTGGGTAGCCACGAACACCTCCCCTGCACAAATGATTTTGTAGATTTTATTGCCTACTCCGCCTTCACCGTTGCTGAATTGGGAGAGATATTGCCTAATTATATTGATGGTGATGAATTAAAATGTTCTAAAGATACAGACAATAATTGGTGGGTTCAATATATGCGTGAAGACGGTAGTGATATAGTTGCAGTCAAAGCTAATACCGAAGCCAACGCAAGAGCAAAGATGGTGATATATTTACTAGAAAATAAATTGGTAAAAATATAATGGAACAAGATAATTTATTAGTAAGACAAGCAGAAAAAGCAGTAGATAGTATTAAGAAAGGTCAATATTATACCTTTCCTAGAATTTCTAGTGAATATGTAGATTGTAGTTTACCTTTGACTGGAGATACTAACAACATATGCACTGGATTTTTTTGTAAATATTGTTTTGCTGCATATCAAAAAAGTGTTAATCCTTCCTTGAGAGGAGAATTCCAATTTAAAACTGTAAAAGTTGAACATATTAAAGAAATATTGGAAGGAAAACATCCTGAAAACCCTTACTATAAAAATTTTATTCAATATAGATTTCCTATACATATTGGAGGTCTATCAGATTGCCAAGATAAAACTGAACCATTGACTAGTGTTACTTATAACTTGTTAAAGGTATTTATAGAACATAATTATCCTGTTATTATTTCTACCAAAGGAACATATTTTACAGAAACTCCTGAATATTATAAATTATTTGAACAAACTAAACAACATAAAAATTTTGCTTTCCAATTTAGTATTATTACTAACGATGATAAACAGGCTGAAAAAATTGAGGTTGGAGTACCCAGCACTACAGCTAGATTAGCAAGTATGAAGAAGTTGAGTGAATTAGGTTATTGGACTATTTTAAGATTAAGACCTTTTATTATAGGATTAACTGATATAGGATTAGAAGAGTTACTAACACGTTCTAGAGAAGCAGGAGCTAAAGCTATCTCATTAGAGTTTTTTTGCTTTGATGTCCGCTGTGGCTCAAAAGAGATTAAAAAGAGATATAAACTTATGTCAGATCTGTTAGGATTTGATATGGAGGAATATTATAGGAAATTAAGTCCTTCTGAACGAGGTGGCTATAGAAGATTAAATAGAGATGTTAAAGAAATATTTGTTAAGAGAATGTGGAAAAAATGTCATGAATTGGGTATTCAATTTAATACTTCAGATCCAGATTTTAAAGAACTTAATGAAAGTGGTAGTTGTTGTGGTTTGCCAGAAACAAAAGAGAAATATAACAGTGATTTGATTAATTGGTCAAGAGGACAATTAACTTATCATATGAAAGAATTACGTAAACGTTATTGGGCTAGTAATGGAGAGGATAAATATTTAACTTGGGATATGATAGCTAAAGATGTTCCACATAACTGGATGAAAGAACATAGATTTTATGGGGATAGTTTAAAAAATTGGCATAGTGATTTTGGTAAAACCAAGATGGGATATGGTCATGAATTTTTACAAACATGGAACAATTTGAGGTCAGCTGGTAATCCATATTCCTATTTTCACGGTAAAATCAAGCCAAGTCACGTAGATAAAAATGGAAATATCGTTTACAAATATATACCACATCCCTACGAAACACGATGGAGAAAAGAAGGTATATTATGATATGTCCTAATTGTAAAGGTAAAGGTCATGTTTTAGATGGTGGAGGAGCTTTTATATGTTGTTTAACTTTAATTTTAATTCCCTTTATAATTTTTGAAAGAAACAATGATGGTAATGAGGGTTTTACATTAACAAGACAAAAATGTGGTCATTGCAAAGGAACAGGATTTGTAAATGATAATTAAACCACTTATATCACGTAATTTAAAAATACTCTTTGTTGGTATTAATCCAGTGAAGAAAAGTTTTAAAAATGGAGAATATCAATATTTTAGTAGTAACTCTTACTTTTATACACTATTAAAAGAAGCAGGTATAACTGATAAGAAAATAAATTCTTCTTTATTGTTACAATATGGAATAGGAATTACTAATTTTTATTATGATGTTTTTGGAGATTATACTAAAGTAAAAAATTCTGATAAATATGAAGAAGAATTGGTTATGTTGATTTTAAAATATTCACCAAAAAAGATAGCTTTTTTATCCAAACATATAGCAAAACTATTTTGTGGTAAAAATAGAGGTGGTTGGTTAGCTGGTATATATTATTGTGTTCCTTTCCCTACTCTTCCAATGAAAGAAAAAGATAAAATTAAATATTATAGAGAGTTGTTATGAAATTTGAAGGAATAATACCAGAAATAAAGATAAGTAAAGGCAATGTATGCTGGAAAGATCTCTATCTTTTTAAAGTAATATCAGTAAACACAAGTAGTTTATTTGATGGTGGTTTAGAGCTACTTAAGACCATAAGAAGACAGTATCCTAAAAGTTTCTTAATAAGAAAAGACTTTATTATGATTCCAAGACACATTAAAGAAAGCAAAGAAGCTGGTGCTGATGCTGTACTGATTCTTGGAAATTTTTTAACATTTGAACAATATGATAGAATTATTAAAGAATGCAGAAGAGAGAACATTATACCTATTACTGAAACACACTACTTAGATTTCAGTTTAGAAGAACCAATATTAGTTAATTCAAGAGATTTAAATACTGGTAAATTTAATAGAAAACAAGCTAGAAGAGTATGTAAAGATTATAAAAATGTTGGTAAAAATGTAATCTATGCTTCTGGAGAAAATTCAGATAAGGTTATAAAACAAGGAATAGCAGATGCTGTTCTTATTGGAACTGCATTTATGCAAGGTAAATTAAAGGTGTGTAAATGAAACACGAAAATCAAGAATGGCAAGTAAGCAATTTAGAATTATCCAAAAAGATTAAAGAGCTTGGAGTTAAGCAAGAGAGTTTGTGGTGGTGGTGTCGTTTAACACAAGAATTTAGGTTACTTGAATTTAGTAAAGTAAAAAATCTTAATAGAGAAAAATCCTCCGCTTTCACAGTTGCTGAATTGGGAGAGATATTGCCTAAAGGAATTTACGATAAAAAAGAAGGTTTTGGAGAATTATCAATAACACCTGTTAATAGTATATGGGTGATAAGTTATCCTAAAATCAAGAATAGAAATGAAGTGTTATTTTGGGAACAAGAAAAGACTCTCGCAAATGCTATGGCAAAGATGGTGATATATCTTTTGAAAAATAAATTGATGGAGATACCAAAATGAAAATAGGATTATTAACATTTCCAATAGGTAAAGTTGGTGGAATATTGACCAACGTCCAATTTCTTGAACAAGGTTTAAAGGAATTAGGACATACTGTAGAAAAATATTTCATAACAACTAATACAACAAAAAAACCAGAGAAAAATGATTTTGGTTGGGAATGTTTAGGATTTGAAAAGGATGAGTGGTTTGAAGAATATAAGGATAAGGTAAATAATTTAGATTTGGTTATATGGGAAGTTTGTTGTCCTCATTTAACTAAAGCATATACTAGAGATACATGGAAAAAATGTTTTCTTATCTCACCACCACAGATGGCATATATTCATGATAACTATTTTGAGAAGTATTATCCATGGTTTAGAGAAATTCCACTTAACCACCAAGTAAAAATGATTTGCCCTTATCAATATATGTATGATTCTGTTAAAGGATTATCTGCTATGAAAAGAATGATAGATAATCCTATTGATATACCAGAAGCTGGGTTATATTCAGACTTAAAAGAAGATCTGCTTGTAGACCACAATAATTGGAAGAGTATTAAACATAAAGAAATTGTGGTTGATAATATTGATAGTTTAGACTGTAAAGTTGTTATGTATGGAGACCATAATACACTAGAATATAGACAAATTACTAAACATCCTAATTTCAATAAATTTGAGGATAAAGGTTGGGTTGACAAAAAGACCATCTACAATGCCCTAAAAAGAGCTAAAATCGTCACTGACTTATGTCGGAGGAGTAGGGTAAGTAGTATATATGACTATACGATTACTGAAGCTGTTGCGTTTGGCTGTATCCCTATATTACAGATGCCGATATGTCCTAATCATAAGGAAATATATGTAGAGTATATAAATCACTCTAATCAGTTACCCTCTATAGTGAACAACTTATTAAAAAACTTTAATAAGTTGAAAAATAGCTGCAATTTCAATTTGAGGGTTCTTGATAAGATGAAACCAAGGATTGTAGCCGAACAAATTTTATCTTACAGTAAGGAGAAGTATAAAGAGACAACCGAAGGAACTTTGTTTGCTTTTTAATAAATTAAAAGTTTATATTTATAGTAATTTAACTATTATAGATTAATGGAGAGGAAAATATGGAGAAAGTAGATACATTTATAGAGCTTATTAAAGACCAATTTACTTATGGTGGTAAGAAATATGCTTTAGATGCAACAAGAGAATCTACTGATGTATTATTTGATAAACATGGAAAGAATTGGTTGTTTGGAACAATAGATAAATATACTTTTCGTTTTCGCAACCTCAAAAGAGAAAGAGATTTACTTAAAATAGCTACTTATATGTATATTCTCTGGCTCAAGAGAGGTTTTCATATAATGAAAGAAGGAATAAACGATCCTGCTATAGATACTAATATTCAAAATAAAACAGATAATTTTTCTGATTTTATAGAAAAAATAAAAAAGTTCCATCCTGAATTTGCTAAAGTTAGAATGAATATGACAGAAGAACATACTTTATATAGAATTTCTGAAATGTTACAAGGTTTTTCTGTTTCAGAATGGAAAAAGATAAATGACTATGAATTATTTATGATAGTTTCTTATGCTTATGTTATTTGGGAAAAAAAATTTGGCAACGTGAAAAAGCACGATACGGATACATACGGTAATGACCAAAAAATCAAATGAGGAAAGAACATTAATTGGATATTGTCATGATTGTAAGGATCCGATATTTGATGATGAAAATTACCATAAAACAATTAATGGATTAGAATGTGATTTTTGTTATAAAGCTAAACATCCAGAGGTGTTAAATTTTGAATAGTAAAGTAATTTTTTTAGATTGGGGTATTTTTATGTATAGATCTATTTTTTGTTGGGAAAGAACTAGAGCAGTTCCTCCCACTTATACTGCTATGTCTATGGTAATAGCTTGTTTAAAACTTATAGATTTAACTCCTGAAGATGTAATAATAATAGCAGTAGATAGTTATAAAGGTAGTTGGCGTAGAGAAGTTGATTCCAATTACAAAGCTAATAGAAAAGCAGATCGAGCTAAACATCTAGATATAGATTGGGATACACAGTTTAGAAAGTTTAATGAGTTGTTAGAAAATATTAGTTCCTCTACTCCTTTTCATGTTATAGTGATAGATAAATTAGAAGCTGATGATATTATTGCTTATGGGGTAAGATATTTTAAAGATTCAGAGTGTGTAATAATTTCCACTGATAGTGATTATGAACAACTTGTTGTGTTTAACAATGTAAAATTATTCTCACCTGTATCTAAAAAATACAAAATTGTCAAAGATCCTCACAAAATTTTAGCTAGAAAGATAGTTAAGGAAACAAGCGACAATTTAGTTACTCCCATCACTACCCAAGAACAATATGAAAAAAGAAAAAAAATAGTAAGTCTTATTCAACTACCTGAAGAGGTAGAATATAAAATAAAACAAGCTTTAAAAAAATTAGACTTCAAAAAAGATTTTAAATTAGAGAATTTACGTTCTAAGAGTATTAAAAATAGATTTATGCAAATATATAATAATGATAATATTGTAACTATTTCTGACAGTTTTGGTAAGAAAAGAAAGAGAAGGAAAAAACAATCTATAGCTCAACTAGAGCTATAAAAAAGGAGGAAGGAAATGCATTTTAAAGTAAAAATGAAACTGAACCCTAGGATTGAGATTGAAGCTATTTTTGATGAAGCTAATTTACAGGATAATATTAGATTTGCTGGTGCTTTATTAGAATTTGAAGGTAAATGTGGTTTCTGTGATAGTGATGATATTGTATTAAGAACAAGAGTTACTAAAGAAAAAGGTTATAAATTTACTGAATTTATTTGCAGAAAATGCGGTGCAAAAAGACCTATGGGTGAATATAAAGGTGGAGGATACTTCTTAAAAGCATGGGAAGAAAAATATAATGGCGAAGCTGCTGCAGAACAATCATAAAAGGTGGTAATAATGAAATATCTTGGAATAAGTCCTAATGCAAAAATGATAAAGATTGGAGAAAATGTTAAAGAAGCTAAATGGTATTACATTCCTGATGATTTAAAAGATGTATTAAAAACTCTTAAAAAAGATGATGAAGTTAGTATAACTTCTGGTAAGGTTGGAGGGTCTCTTAATTTAACTTTTCTAGCTAAAGGTAAGGTTGATGCTCCTAAAGTAGAAGAAAAGAAAAAGGAAGAACCAAAAAAGAGACTTGAAGATAAAAGAACAGATTCTAATTTCAGAAGTCCTGATGAAATTACTAGAGCTGAAATTGGTAAAATGACTTCTCAAACTTTAATAGCTATGCAAGGTTTAGTAAATCCAAATAATGTTGCAGAATTGATAGAAAAAGTTTATAAAAAATATGATTCTTTAGTTAGCTAATGAAAGAAATATTTGAAAAAACTATTGATTATTTAAAAATACGTGTGCCTAATCTAAAGCATGGAAGAGTAGGCAAAAGTAAAACATTTACATGTCCTGTTTGCAAAAAAGGAACATGTTTAATGTTGCCTAGTTTTTTAATAAATTGCCCTTCATGTCAGAAAAATTTAGGTAATTTATATGCTTTAGTTAGGTTACTGGAGAAAGATAAAAAAGATTGGAACGATGAACAAATAATTGATTATTTAGCTGAATTATTTAAATTAAATATCTTAAGAACAGAACAAAAAGAAAAGATATTACAGTTTTATAAGGATAATAATTTTGATATGGTTCTTGTTCAGCGTAATGGAAGAATTCCTTTAGAGAAACAATGGACTGTTAAAGTCCATAAAGATATAAATGAATGGAAGAAATGGTTAATAACAAACAATATTGGAGTTAAAACAGGAAAGAGTAGTAATATTACAGGTATAGATATAGACCAAAAGGACATGCCAAAAGAACTTGCTGATATATTTAAAAATATTAAAACTCTTTATCAAAGAACTAATAGAGGATACCATTACTTTTTTCAATATGAAGCAGATTTACCTAAAACTAGAATAAAAGAATTAAATATAGATATAGAAAATGATGGTGGTCAAATGGTTGTGTCACCATCTACTGTAGATGACAAAATAAGAAAGATGCGTTTGGCACCTATAATTAAAATGCCTCAAGAGTTGAAAAATATATTTAAAAAATATGTCAAGAAAGGTAATTTAAAATTCGTTAATATAGAAGATGAAATAAAAGAAGATATTAAAAAAGAAAACATAGATTTGGATTTTGTTAATGAAGGTAATAGAACTATTTTCTTAATGAAGTTTGGAGGAATATTAAGAAAAGAATTAAATATTCAACAAACTACTTATACTATGGATATAGTTAATAATCATTTTTTAAAACCACCCTTATCAAGAAGAGAATTTCTTAATTGTATATCTAGTTTAGATAAATATATTCGTTTTGATGATTCAGATTTGTCTAGTAAAGTATTACGTTATCTAAGAATAGTTGAAGAAGCCAATGCTAGAGATGTTAAAGAAGCATTAGGATTTAAAAAGGAACGTATTGATAGAGTTCTTTCTTATTTAATGAAAGAAGGTTATTTGATTAAGAAAAGAAGAATGTATCAAATAATCAAAAAAGTTGAATGGAAAGATACTTATATGGATTCAGGCAAAACTATAGATTATACTATGCCTTATTTCCATAACGTAGCTGTTTTTAGAGATGGTGATATGCTAGTTATAGGTGCTCAACAAAAAGTGGGTAAAACTCATATTGCTTTAAATATAATTAAACAATTAGTATCTCAAGGTAAAAAACCATACTACATTAATATAGAAAGTGGCAATAGATTTGCTGAAATTAGTAGAACTTTAAGTTTAATAGAAGGAAGTTATTTTAATGCTACACATTTTTCTCCTGAACAAGTTGAATTAGAAAAGGATGCTATCACTATAATAGATTGGCTATTACCAAAAGATTATGCAGATACTGATAAATTATTCCAATATTTTGCTCAACAATTAGTCAAAAATAGTGGTAATTTAATTATATTCGTTCAGCTGAAAGCTAATAACAAATTTTTTGCAGAGAATATGGTAGGAATGTTTCCTGCTTTTGTTTGTAGATATATATATGATGATGAAGAAGGTGTTACAGGTTGTTTTAGAGTAGATTATATGAGAGAACCTAAAGAAAAAGTTAAGAAAACTATCATTCCCTGTGAATATGACTGGAAAAGTAAAGAATTGAGGGTAAAGGAATGATGAATATCTATTTAGTAGGCTATATTTCTGGTGCTAAAATTGAACAATGTATAGCATGGCGTAAAAGAATAAGAGAGCATTATGACAATTGGAAAAAACCAATTTATGAATCTGATACAAATAAAAATCCTAGAATAAATCTTGAAGCACATGAATGGTTAAGAACACCTATTGTTAAAGAAAATAAAACAATAGTTGGTTATAGGAAGGAAAAATATCCTATTACATGGCTAGATCCTCTTAATGGTCAGGAAATTGGTACTATCACTAGTAAAGGATTAAAATCTAATATTCCTGGAAAAGCTTTTGTTCATAGAGATTTTAATTGTGTAAAAATGGCAGATTTATTGATAGCAAATTTAGATACATTTGGAGATACTCGTCCATTAACAGGTAGTATTTATGAATTAGCATGGGGATGGTATTTTAAAACTCCTACTATTATTATTACTACAGAACAAAACTATAAAGAACATCCTTTTATTGTTGATACTGCCAGCATTATAGTTCCAAGTGTAGATGAATTATTAGAAAAAAAGTATATTAATTACTTTTATAAAGGGATGCATAGTGCAATTTATTAGTATTACTGAAGAATATCATTTTTTACCAGATTTAATTAATAGTCCACGCAAGCAACCAGAATGGCATAAATATAAAGTAACATATCTAAATATTTTATGGTTTAAAATTTCTATATGGAAAACACGTAAATTATGTTAAGGAGAATGTAATGCCTTATATATGTTCTAAAGACAGAGAAAGATTTGACCAAGCTGCAATTTTAGGACTTAAAGCACAATCAGTTGGTGATTTAAATTATATTTTAACAATGGTTTGTTTAGGTTTTTTAGCCAAAAATAAACCAAATCATTATAAAGATTATAATGATGTAATTGGTGCTTTAGAATGTTGTAGATTAGAGCTTTATAGAAAAAAAGTTATTCCTTATGAAAATCAAAAAATAAAAGAGAATGGAGATGTATATTAAAAATGAAAACGTGGTTTACTTCAGATGCTCATTTAGGGCATGAGAATATAATTAAGTATTGTAATAGACCATTTAAAAATGTTCAAGAAATGAACATTGCTATAATTAAAAACTATAATGAAAGAATACATAGTGATGATTTAGTATTTAATATTGGAGATTTTTGTTTTAGAAATAGTCCTGGAGGTAAAAAAGGGGAAGGTATAACAAACAAAGCTGTATATTATGAAAAACAATTAAATGGTGTTTGGGTTAAACTCAAAGGTAATCATGACAGAAACAATACTGTTAAAACTCCAATTGAAAGAATAATCATAAAATATGGTGGTTACAGAATTTGTTTGGTACATAATCCTATACATGTAGATACCAGATACAAATTAAATTTTGTAGGACATGTTCATGATAAATGGAAATTTAAAAGGATATCTAGTGATTCTTATATGATTAATGTAGGAGTTGATGTATGGAATTTTAAACCTGTAAATTTTGAAGAAATAATGAAAGCATTCAGAAGATGGAAGAAAGACAACAACCTAAATATTCAGCCAAAGAGAGACGAAAAAGATTCTCCAAAAAAATAGATATGAATATGTACCGCAAGCAGGGCAAAAAGCGGTTGCATTTCTATCATAGTGGAATGGGTAAAGGTAAACATTATTATTGTCCTAAATGTGGTTATGCTCGTGGTGTTAGAATAAAACAAAATAAAACATATTGTATTGAGTGTGGTGTGTTAGCTATAGAATTAATTAAAAATCCTAACAGATTAGAAAAAATAACAAATGAAGTTAGAATAAAAATAGGAGTTTTTAGATATGCCTGGAAAAGTAAGAAAAGGTAAAGGTAATCCTAGAAAAAGTGATTTGAATCCTAATAGAGTTGCTAAACTCAAAGCTCATCATGATAAATTAAAAAGTAAAAGGATAAAACAAGCTAAAGAGAGAAAAGAAAGTGCTGATTGTTGGAAGAACAATAAACAATGGCAAAAAGTGGATAAACCTAAACTAATGAAAAGATTAAAAGAACAAGCTAGATTACGCAGAAAATTGAGAAGAGAAGGCAAATTATGTGCTTGTCTTAGAAAAAATGTTACTCATCTTGTAATAGTAAAGGGTGAAACACTTGAAAAATGTAC